TATATTTTTATCTTTTGGTTTATACATTATAATTCTAAATTTCTATATTTATACAGGTCATCCATATTTGCATCATCTAAAAACCAACCTCCTGAATAATTAATTGTTTTACTAGGATTTATATCTGCTCCTGTATTAGTAGAATACTCCGGATAATCACTTGAATTTTCACAAAGAAAATCTACTAATCTTTTAACATAATACTGTGCAAAATCCCTTTCCTTTTGTACTAAATAATCTACTTCTGATTTATCAACTCCTGAGCTATTCTCGGGTGTATGTTTAAATACTCCACCGTTAGATACTTGATAGGCTGCAAATGGTAGGTACTCTGCCATTGCAAAATGAATTAAGGCATCTTGTATATAATCATTCAATAAAGTTGTTTCAGCAGTCGTTAAATCGTTTGCAACTATTCCTTCCTGTAATCTTACATATAAATCTGTCCCTAAATAGTTCGTTATATGTATTTGCTGTGCTATTTTAATGTAAGGAATAAATTTATCCGTATCTACACTACCCCCTAATATAGAGTTCTTTTTAATATCTTCTGTTTTTATAAATAATACTACTGCCATCTTCTTTTAATTAATAAGGTTTCCATGTCCATTCTCTACCATCTACAAAACCACCACCCGGCATCCTACCCGGTGCAATAGATACTTCACTTGCATTTGTTTCAGGTCTAAATCCTTCATTTCTTGCTTGTGCTGTTGAAATTTTATCAGCTTTACCATCTGCTATTGATTTAATCGGATCACCTTTTCTTCTTACATAAGTTTTACGCATCCATAAATGATGGCATCCTCCTCCTCCTTTGTATAACCATACCGAATAAGTATCAGCACCTCCTTTCCCCCATCCTGCATTAACTGGTTGCTTACCCATAGCTATAATATCTTCCTTTCTATAAATCTTTTTAGCATTAACCATCATCTTACAAAAAGGTCTTGTATTTTCTCCTGTTTTTAAAGGTGAATATTGATAACGTACTTTAACTTTTTCCCCATCTGCATTTTCACCATCTTGTGATGACTTTTTATCTGGTGATGCTTTTCCTGTATTGGCTAATTGTAATTCTGAAATATGTTTATCTAATTCATCTTCCTTTTCATAATCTACAATCCTTTCATCTACTAAATCCCATTCCTCTAAATCTTCTTCTTCACCAAATTTATTAAGTGAATCAAACATAGCACCATCTTCAATCGTTCCTGATGGTGTTTCGTCATATAATTTTAAAGCATCTACTTTTTCACTTTCTCCTGTATCAAATGGATTTAATGATTCAAATTCTAATTTTAAAGTAATTTTATTAAATGCTAATACTTGGTCAAAACTATCTATTAATAATTGCCTAAAAGGATTTATAACTAAACTTTCAAAAAGTAAAGAAGCTATTTTTAATTCATCCGCATTACTTCCAAATCCTGTATTTGTAGAAATTCCTAAAAGTAAAGGACTTGTTACCCTGTGAGAAACTAATATTTTACGCATAGCTTCATCCGATAAGAATTGATATTGGTCTGCTGCATCTGATAAAGGTACTGATTCAATCGTTCCTGCTGATTCTTTATTATCATTAAAAGAAACTATTACCTTACCTGCATTAGAACTACCTTGATATTTTGCTAATACTTTCTTAACTACCTCCGCTTGTTTTTCAGGAGTTGGTGTGCCATTATTAAAGTTTACCATCATAGATGGTGCAAATCCATTTTGAATATTATTGATATGATAATTGCCTATTTCTTCTTCTAATTCTGCATATTGCAGTCCTCCTTGATTATCAGGAGTAGCATAATAAAATAATCCTGATTGATATGGTTTGATATAAAGAATTTCTTTTCCCTCTTTAGACATTCCAAAAGCTGGTATTCTTTCTGTGTCAGATGCTTTACTTACCTTACTCCAATCAGGCGAATAATAATAGGCTTGTACTTCCTCATCATCTTCTCCTAACTTTTCTGCTGCTAATGTTTCGACTGGAATATGTTTGGCACTTAAAATACTTTTATGCTTGCCTTTATAAATAATCTGCATAGCACATTGTCCCATCCTTTTTAAATCATTTACTACATTTCTAATATCCTCTTTTTTAAAGATAGCATTGAAAGAAGCCCACTCATCCATTTTAGTAGATTTATTACTTGCTGTTAAGCCTTTACCATAAATTAAATCTATAATAGAATTTATTACTGCTCCATTAGTTGCCGAACCTCTACTTCTATCTATTAGATATTGAAAGTATTGATTCTTTTTTCCATAAGTAACATATTCTTTGCCTTGAATTTCTTTAACTTCAGGTTGAACATAATTGCTTAAATTAACTATATGTACTGATGGTTGTTTATTTACTTTTTTCATACTTCAGTTACTGATATTAATGTCATTGTATCTGGTTTCTCATTATCGTCTCCATAAATAATATAATCATTATCTTTACTATCATCTTCTGTGTATTCACCATTATTAATAGTATAATTTATTGCCTCTTGATTTGTGCAAAATATCTTATCCCTAAAAATTAATGTATCATCACTTGAATCAAATATATCTATTGAATAAAAATTATCTTCATTAAGTGCAAATATTTCACTAATGGTTAAAAACCCTGATGCTGTACCTGTAGTTATATCTACTCCTGTAGCTGTTCTACCTGTGCCTTCTTCTATTAATGTATAGTCAATAGTACTAGGATAAGAACGTGGAATAAATGTTAATGTTTGGGTGTTGCTTGAATCTATTAAAACTTTCATACTATTATAATTAAAAAAACCATCCCATGTTTTAAATAGGATGGCTAAACCAATATAAATGAAATAATCGCTAGAATTACGGTCCTAGTCTTTAGCTTAAATTAAGGTGTTTCTTGAACAGCACTAATTGTGCCTATTGCTATATCTATGTCATCATCTAAGAAGTTAGCAGGTTTTTTTTCCTCTGCTGTCATAGTTAATGTATATCCTGCAAAATCACCTCTTGCACCTCCTGTTACTACAGTACCTCCTGTTGCATCAGCTCCATTTTCTAATCCCATTACAAAATAATTATCGTTATAGTCCTGTATGATTACCGTTGGCGAACCATAAACTAATAACTTCAATTCTTTATGCATAGATTTTGTTAATTTAGGAAACTGAATAGCTAAACTTTGTGCAAAAAAGCTAGTGCCATTATCCACAGTTTTAGTAATTGTTTCCGTATATGTATTTGCAGAGCCTTTTAGATTGTATTGAAAAAATTCTGGAGTTCCTGCCATTGCAGTAATTACGTCTGTATCTGTTACATCATATGTAATAACTCCTGTTGCTTCGTCTGTAAAATATACTATCTTAACCCCTGCAACATTATCAAAACATCCTTTCGCTCTTCCTGTTGTTAAATCACAAGCCATAAGTTATATGTTTTAAAATTAATAATAGGGTACTCCTAGTTAAAGAAGTACCCATTTTTGCTTATGTAGTTGTCAAATACCAAATGATCTCTGCTGAGTTATAATATTGTACTCCTGCTGTATAAACCATTTTCATTCTTACTTGATCGTCTAATCTACCAAAGTCATCACCATCTGCTATTCTGATTTCGTTATGATCTGCCATAAGTCCTGTTCCAAAAACTAAATTCTTAGCTTGACAAGCTACAAATGTATTTGCTGGTAAACCGTTTACAGGTTCTAAAACATACTGTCCGTATCTTAATTGATATTCTGCACCACCTAAACCATAAGTGATACCTCCATTAACTTGTGCTTGCTCGTAAAAGTTTGCAATATCTGGAGAAACTAAGATTTTAAAATCTGCTTTTCTACGAAGTGCAATAGGAACTACATTAATTACTTTCTCTAATTCTGAAATTACATTAGATTTTGTTACTGCTCCATTTAATGAAGTAATACCATTTGCTGCTTTAATTACATTTCCGTCTGCTCCAAATAAAGAAATGAATCCTGTAAATGAACCATCTGTTGCTGCTAATCCTTGCCAGATGTCATAATCTAAATTCTCCGCCATATCAGCAAGAACTTCAGCTATTAATGCTGATTCTACATCTGTTGGTAAATTGTTGTTATGAGCAGAAAATCCCATACTTGCAGAACTCCAAATTTGTCTTAAATCTTCTTTACAAATCTCTAAGTCATTTTTGATTTTCTTAGGTGCTAAAATCTTTTCACTCAATGTTACTGAACCTGCCGGAGTAAATCCGCAAGTGTAATCTGTACGCCCATCTGCGTAGGCTATTTTTTTCAGGTGTATCTGATAATCAATATCAGGCATTACCGTTACTAAATTCTTTGAAATAGTATCTGCTTCTTTGAAGGATGCACCGATATATTCACCAGCATCCTTGCCTACATAATTTGAACTAATATTTGCTGTAAAAGCCATAATTTTTTATTGTTTATTTATTAATATTAAGGTGCTGTGAATGTTAAACCAATTGTTGTTACTACTGATGCTTCAACATACCAATTAGTGCCATCTGATTCTAATGTTACCCAATCACCAGGTAAAAATTTTGCTACTACTAATGTAATTGTGTTTTCATCTGATGCTGCTATTACTGCTCCTGCTACTTGAGCTGATCCCTGAATTACATTTGTAGCCGCTACTATCGTCCAATCTGATGTTGCTGTTGTAGTTGTACAAATAAATTTATAATTCAATCCAGCCTCTACTGCTGGCAATGTAATAACTTCACCAATAGCATCTAATAGCATAACTTTGCCTGATTCTGATGCTGTAAGTGTAGTATCTGCTGTTAAAGACTTATAATCTT